GGCATGGTGCGGGCGGCGAGCGCCTCGGCCATGGCGTCCAGGAGCTGCGCCGGGTCCTCGTTGGATGGGCCGGTGTCGGGGCGCGCCGGCAGGGAGGGCCGCGCGGCACCGCTGGTGAAGGCCTCCCACAGTCGGCCGCGCAGCACCTCGGGCGAGACGCGGTCGCGGATGGCGGCCTCGCGCATGGTGTCGAGCATGTCGGCGGTCACCAGGCCCCGGGCGGCGGCGAGCACCGGCTCGTAGCCGGCGATGCGCTCGACGGCGGCGCGTTCGGCCTCGGCGCGGATGGCCTCGAGGTCGGGCGCCGGCGGCGCGGCGCGCGTGGGTTCGGGCGGGGTGGCGGGTGCGGTGGTCACGGTGATCTCCTGGGGCGGGGCGATGGGCGGCGCGGGCGGCGCCGGCGCGGGATCCGGCGAAGCCGGCGTCGTCTCGGGCATGGTGGGTTCCTCGGGGATGGTCAGGGCGGGTTCGATGGCGGTGGCGGGGGCGCCCTGGGCCCCCTCGCCACGGATCACGGCGAGGCCGTCCACCGGGACGGGCACGATCGAGATCTCGTAGGGCTCCCAATCCACCGCGCGGTGGATGGTCTGGCCGGTGCTGGCGTCGGGCCGTGGGTCGTAGCGATGCACCCGGTAACCGACGCTGACAGACTGCAGCGTACCGTCGGCCACGCGCTGCCAGACCGGCTCCACGTCATCGGCGCCGCTGAATTGGAGGGTGGCGTAGCCGCGGCCGGCCTCGAGGCGGGCGGCGGTGACGCGGCCCAGCACGTCGCGCGTGCCAGCACGCCGGTGTGTGTCCAGCACGGGTGCGCGGCCAGAGCGCAGCGCGTCCATGCGGACCGCTGAGGGCGCCATGTCGAGCTCTTCGAGGATCGGCCCATAGGGCGGCACGAAGTTGCGGGCCCGGGCGCCGGTGGACCACACCACCTCGACGGTGCGGGCCGCCCGATTGACGGTGACGGGCGCGGCGAGCGCGCGGCAGGCGGTGATCGATTGCCCAGCGTCGGGCATTCGATCCGGCGCGGGGCTGGGCCCCTCCGGTTCGATCGGCTCGGTCATGAGGCGTTCTCCTGGGCAGCGCCGCTACGGCGCGGCGAAGCCCTGCGCGTTGACGTAGACCTGCGCGCCGGTGGTGATGCAGGCGACGTTTATCGCCGTGGCGGCGGTGCCGCGCAGCGGGGTGGGAAAGGTGATCTCCACCGGGGCCGCCATCGCGGCCGGCAGCAGCTGCCGCCAGATCACCGTGGCGCCGTCCTTGATCACCACCTCCGTCGCCACCGTCGCGTGGGCGTTGCGGATATCGATCGAGGTCACGTAGTTGCGGATGCCGGCCGCCGCTGCCGCCCGGAGCACCGCGTCAGTGGTATTGATGATCCCACCCGCGGCGGCGGCGTACTGCCAGTCCGCCTCCGGGATGGCGTAAGGCTTGGTCACCAACGCGCCGATCAGCGTCGCCAGCAGATCCACACCGCGCGCCGTGGTGACGGCCGTCGGGTTGGCCGAGTAGCCGGTAGCGGCCAGCACAGGCACGGCGCCGCTGGTGTTGCGCGCCTGGCCGCCCACCGGCGTGACCGTCGGCGGGATGGTGCTGAGCACGTTCACGCCCAGCCCCTGGCCCGCGACGGACTGGCCGCGGCCGGCCGTGATCTCCGTCGTCAGCTCGGCATAGTCCGCGATGGTGACGAACTGGACCTTGATGTCGGTGTTCGAGGCCGGCGCGAGGTTGCGCGAGACCGAGGCCCAGCCGGTGTTCAGATAGGCGCCGGTGAAGGTCGAGCCCACCAGATCGAAGCTGTTCGCGTCGATGACCGTGATGGTGAACGTGCCATTCGCTCCGGGCACGCCCGACACGTCCGCCACCGTCACCACATCATTGGTAGCAAAGCCATGCGCCGCGCGCGTGATGCGCACCGCGCCGCCGCCGTTGTTGGCCACCGCCGAGATGCCGTTGATGACCTGCCGGTTCCGCACCCGGATCCGGAACCGATACAGCGCATTCGGCTCGGGAATCTGCTGGTGGCGAACATAGGAGTTCGAGCGCGCTGCCGTGGTGTCGAGCAGCCGGCCGTGGAAGTAGCACTCGTCGTTGGTCGGCTCGATCTCCAGCACGGACCAGCCCGCGGGGGCCGTGGTCGGGATGGTGCTGCCCGAGGCGCTGCCCAGGCGCGGCGCGCCCTCGCTCCCCACCTCGTAGTTGGCGAGCGTCGGGCTGGCGCCATCCAGCCGCCAGGCCGCGGCGCTGCGCCCATCCGGTTGGGCGGTGGTGGGATCGATGCTGACGAGCTCGAGCCACACCGACTGGCCGACGATGCGCTGGCTCATGTTCACCGCCACCATGACCCGGAGCGGGATGGTGAAGGTGGTGCGGCTGGTGAGCGTCAGCTCATCGTCGAGCGTGGTGCCGGTGGAGATGGTCACCGCGCCGTCGACGACGGTGTGGGTGATGCCGCCGCCGGTGGCCGCCATCTCCCACCGCGCCGGGTTGATTTCGGTGCCGTTGAAGCTGTCGCGGAGCTTCTTCTGCATGCTCTTGATCTTGAGCATGTCGTCGGTCCAGTCGTAGGCGCCTGCGATCATGGGGATGCTCCTGGATTGGGGGCAGCGCCCGCGTCCGCACGCGGCGAAGCAGCGCCTGTAGCGGCGATTTCGATGGCGGCGAGCTGTGCGGCGTCCTGCGCGGCGCCGGACTTCGCGACGCGGCGTGGATCCGTGTCGAGCGAGAGGCCCGCCTCGTCGAGCAGGGCATTGGCCTCGCGGATCATCTCGACGACCTGGCGGAAGTCGTAGCCGAAGGCGCCCACCGCCTCAGGCTGCGGCACGAAGCCGGCGCGGACCTGCGCGATGAGGGCGGTGGTGTCCTTGAGCGGGTCGATCATCTCGTGCGCGGGCGGGACGTGGGACATGTCCGCCGGGATCTCGGCATCCCACAGCCCGAGTAGCGCGCCCTGGGCGTGGAAGCGATCCGCGATGGGCCGCACCAGCATCGGGATCAGCATGCCGTACTGGACCTGCTCGCACAGCCGGCGGAACTCGATCTTGCCGGCGCGGAGCGACGAGTAGTTGGCCTGGCTCAGATCGCCGGCCACCTGGTCATAGGTCAGGCCGGCACCGACGGCCGACGCCTCGAGCGCGCGCCGTGCGAAGGCCGCGTGCGATCCACCACCGGAGGGATTCACCACCTCCACGCTGCCCATGCCGCGGCGATACAGGATCATCCCCGGCTCGAAGCTCTCGACCGTCCGGCCCTGCGCATCGCGGAGCAGGCCGGATGCCGGGCCGGTCATGGCCTCGTCGCCATCCTCCGAGACGACGGCAGCCAGGCAGGCCTCGATCTTGGCCTTCATGAGCAGGGCGGCCTCGTAGTCGCCGAGATCGCGCAGGCGCGTGAGGACGGGGGCGAGCCACGAGACGTCGCGCAGCTGGCCGGGCCGGCGCTTGCGATAGATGTGCAGCACGTCGCGAGCGGGGACCCGCTGGCTGCTCAACCAGGTGGCGCCGCCCGGTAGGACCCAGGACGCGCCGGGATGCACGCGATGCAGCCAATAGCCGACCGGTTCGCCGGCCTCGCCCAGCCCGATGCCCTGCAACGTGGGGATGCCCTCGATGACCCCCTGCCGTGCCGCGTCGAGGTGGTCGCTCTCCAGCACCTGCAGCCGCAGGCCGATCGGATTGGCGGATGTGATGTCGGCCGGCAGCAGGCGCACGAAGCATTCGCCACTCTCGACGACGGCGCGCATCACCAGCGCCTGGAGGCCATAGAGATCGAGCCGGCCCTCGGCGTCACACGCGGTGCTGTCGGACCAGCGGCGCCATGCCTCGGCATGCGGCTTGTCCGGCCAGCGGGTGGTGATGCCCGCGCCCACCGCGTTGCCTGTCCAGAGGTCGACTATGCGCGCTGCGTAGGGGTCGTTGCGGACGGCATCGCGGGCGCGGCGCGCCACGGTGGGGGCCGCGGCGCCAACCTCCGCGGTGGCACTGCCGCCCGAAGCCGCCCAGCTCGAGGCGCGGCTGTCCTGCGCCGCGGCATAGCCACGGAGCGCGTGCCAGGCATCGCGGAGACGGCCCATCACCTGCTGCCCTCGCGGGAGAAGCTGGCGAAGGTGACGCTGGGGCGGCGCGCGGCGGCGTTCTCGGCGGCGTGGAGGACGGACAGCGCGCGGCCGAGTTCGTCCAGGGATCGGTACTCCACGGTGCGGCCGTCGAAGGTCACGCGCGTGGTGCCGCCGGTAAAGGCCGCAGCGAGCACAGCGGCGCGGGTGCCGGCAGGCTGCGCCAGCGCCCAGGAAAGGACGGTCGGGTTCATCACGTCCTCCTTCAGCGAAGCCAGCCGTTGCGGGGCGCGAGCCAGCCGCGTGGGCGTTGGGTGTCAGTCGCGACCTGCGGCTGCGATGGAGGAGCGACATTCCCGCCGGTGGGAATCTCGCCTGCCGGCAGCGACAGCGCATCCGCCATCCGCGCCCAGCGCCCGTCGCCCCAGCCATCCATGCCAAGCGCGGCCGCGGCGGCGCGGGCATAAACCCGGCAGTCCAGCGCCTCGTTCCGTTCCCTGGTCTTGACCCATTCCAGCCGGCGAAAGCCGTTGCGGCCGGCGCGGGCGACGAATTGCTCGGCGGTGAGCTGGCGGCAGAATTCTTCGCCGGCCGCATGCAGCGGCAGGTGGACAAAGCCGGGCGGGAACGGATCGCCGCTCTCTGCGGTCGGCCGCTCCAGCTTCAGCCAGCCATAGGTCTCGCCCTTGAGGAAGGACGACCCCACCGGCCAGACCTTCAGCCCACCCAGCTTGCGGCCGTTCCGCCGAACCTCCGTCGCCGAGGGCTGGCCAATCGCCGCCCGCAACCCGTCCTGGCCCTTCACGGCAATGGCACGGCCGGCACCGGCCCGTCGCACGAACGCATAGACCTCGGCGGTGGTCATGCCGTCGCCGCTGTCGATCGCCGTCATGGCGAGCCCGAGCCGATGGCCGGAGGCGTGCCGCCAGGTCTCGCCGAGCAGGCCGCGCAGCTCGTCCCAGACGGCCGCCTCGAAGGGATTGCCGACCAGGATGCGATGCTCGATCAGCCAGGACTGCCGATCCTGCGCCCAGGCCCAGATGCTGGCCTCGAGGCGGTCGCGCTGGACGTCGACACCCGCCGTCAGCAGCAGCCCCTCGGTTGCAATCGTGCCCGGCGTCCATTCCTCGCGGCGGTCATAGAGCCGCTGCCAGTCCGGCGCCTCGCCGCTTTCCTGCCAGGTCTCGCCCAGGACCGTGTTCTTGAAGGTTTTGATCGCGCGGTCGTCGCCCTGCGCTGCCTCCCAATCGCGCACCGCCTGCGACCAGGAGAACCAGCCGACCGGCGAGTAGAGCGCCGAGATGTGAAAGCCGATCGCGTGCGGATCCTGCGGGATGGCGGTGGGGCGCCACTCGCCGCCGGCCAGCATCGCCGTTTTGTGCTGCTCGCCGATCGCGCCGTCGCAGGCCTCGCAGAGATAGCGGGCACTGTCCGGCTCGCCCTTGTCCCAGACCAGCCGCTCGAAGCGCAGCCATTGCATCGCCGCGCAATGCGGGCAGGGCAGAAAGAAGCGACGCTGGTCGCTGGCGAGGTATTCCCGCTCGATGCGCGACAGGCCGGAGATGGTCGGCGTCGAGACCAGCAGCGTCTTGCGGCGCCAGCCGAAGGTGCGGGCGCGGGCCTCGGCCAGCGCTACGGGATCGCCCTCGTCCTCGACGTCGCCGGGATAGGCGTCCACTTCGTCCAGGAACAGGAAGCGCGCCGACATGGAGCGCAGGCCGACCGCGCTGTTGGCGCCGGTCATCACCAGCTGGCCGCCAGGGAACTCCTTGCTGAGCTGGCGATTGCCGCTGTCGCGCGATCGGGCCGGCGCGACGCGCTGCCGGATGGCGGGCGTCTCCTCCACCAGCGGGTCGATGCGCTGGTCGGAGAAGCGCTTGGCGAGTTCAGTGGTCGGCTGCACCGCCAGCATCGGACCAGGCGCATGGTGGATGACGTAGCCAATCCAATTATTGCCGCACTCCGTACCTCCGACCTGCGCGCCCTTCATAAAGACAACGCGCCGGGCCGGATGTGCCGGCGATAGTGCATCCATCACGTCGCGCAGGTAGGGCGTGCGGTTGGTGCGCCATGGTCCCGGCTCGGCGCTGCCGCGGGAGCCGAGCATGCGGTGCTTGTCGGCCCAGTCCGAGACCAGCAGCGCTGGCTCTGGCGCCATGCCATCGCGCCAGGCCTGCAGGATCTCGGCGGCGCCGTCGAAGTTGCCGAGCTCGGCGATGATCTGCTCGCCGGTCATCATGCGATCGCCACACGGACGTCGTTGCGCTCGGCCAGGTGCTGTCGCAGCCGGGCATCCATCAGCGTCTGCAGCCGATGAGCGTCGACGCCGAGTTCGGCCGCCAGCTCGGCGGCGATCCGGGCTGGCCAGGCGAGGATGGCATCGCGCTCCTCCTTGGCCAGCCGGTGCACAAGCATGAGTGCGCGGGCCTTCTCGACCAGCTGCCCGCGACGCTCATCGAGCCGGAGCTTGCGCTCCTGCGCCTTGAGCATCTCGTTGGCGGTGCGTGCGTTGTGAAAGCTGCTGCCGCCGGCAGAGGGTGTCGGCAGCGGCTCCGGCATGGGCGGGGCGACGAAGGCCGATCGCGGCGGGGGCGGTGGAGGCAAAGCCTGTGCCGGTACTGGCGCCACCATGGCCGCCGTCTTGCGCGCCGGATCGCTGCTCGCGGCCAGCCGCGCGCGGACCTTCTCGACGTCCCAGCCGCCGCCCGGTTCCTGCGCGATGCGGCCAGCCTGCGCGGCCTTCTGCAGTGCGGTGTGCGAGATGCCCAGCCGGCGCGCCACCTCGCGCTGCGAGGGCACCAGCGCGTCGGAAGCGGCTGCGATCATGATGTGATCGAACGCCTCCGATCTTAGCAATTCGATGAGCGCGAGATGCGCTTGGCTCACGCGCGGCACAGCGCGAATGGTCCGTTACACGCAGGGGATGCCCTGCACCACGACGGAGACGACCATGACCGACCACACTGCCCGCGCCGCCCGCAACCAGGAAAACAGCCTGGCCGCCTTCCTTACGAAGAAGGCCGAATTCGACGCCCTGCTCGCGGAACTCACGCAGGCCAGCGAGGACCACTTCGGCGCGGACCCGGAGACGGTGCTTTGGGGCGAAGCAGCCTGGCTTTCGGATGCCACCGCGAAACTGAAGGACATCGCGGACCAGCATTTCCGCCGCGGTGAATACGAAGCCTGACGCGGGCCGCTCCCGCACCGCCCCGACCGGGTTCTGCCCGGCGGGGCTCCCGGCAGTAGGGGCCGATCACCGGCGCCCGGAACCGGAGACCACCACGATGACCAAGCTTTCCGACACGCAGAGCATCATTCTCAGCGCCGCCGCGCAGCACGAGATGGGCCTCGCCCGCGCGCCGAAGACCCTGCCGGCCGCGGCGCGCAACGCGGTGTTCCGCAGCCTGATCAAGAACAACCTGCTCACCGAGATCAACGCCCCGCGGGAGCATGTCGGGCTTGGCTGGCGCCAGGAT